TAGCAAATGGTTGAACTGTAACAGTTCCAACACCACCAGCACCAGCAGCTCTAGCTACAACAATACCTTTTGCTTCAGCTCCTGAAACAGGATCTAAAAGTACAACAGTATCATTAATAGAGATTACATTAGTAGCAGTTGCTCCGCCACCAATTAAAACTACAGATTGATTATTACCACCAGCAGCTGCAGCTACGCCACAGTTGTCATATGATATGTGTAATCTATTTTGTTCTGACCAAATTACTTGATCACTTGTCATTGGCATTTCAGCGCCAACCATTCTTAAGAATCCAGATAGAGTACGGTTTCCGTATCTTTCTACTTCTTGTTCATAAATTTCTGGTAAATATTGTTGTGCAAAGTCATTTGCTCCACCGTTAAATGCTAAATAAGCAGAAGGAGATGGAGTCTGAATCGGACTTGGTACAATAGAACCAAATTGTGGATTTAAACTCATAATTGTTTAATTTTTTTTAGTTAAATTTTCTTGTTTTTATTTTTAATTTAGAAGAATCAGCACCAGAAATTGATTTCACTTTAAATCCGTTTACAAAAACCTCACCCTGTTGGGTTCTAGCTTTTATAGGTGATAAGTTTTTAGACTTGTTCACCACTTCTTTAACTGCGTCAGCTTTTCCTTGCTCATAAAAATGAGTTGCAATTCTGTCTACATTGTCAGCGGCATATATAGCTTTGTGATAACCTTTAGTATCAACAACATTACCTTCTTTGTCTAAGAACTTCTCGACTAGGTTTGTGATATTAGATTGATCTTTAGCAACTTTATCCACGTCTTTAATATTATACTTAAATCTTTTTTCACCAACTTTAATATCGAAACCTTCGAAATCTTGGTTAAAAAGTTCTTTAGTATTTTCTTTAAAAACACTGTGTTGTTGCTCAGCTTGTTGCTGCTCTTCATTATAGCGATTGAAAAAATCTGTAGCTTTTTGTTGGTCTTGAGTTACGCCGGGTCTCAACTTGATTTCGTCGTAATATTTATTTTTCGTTTCCTCCAAAAAGCTTTTAGCTTTTGCAATCTCTTCTTTTTTAGCGAGTTTTTTCTTTTTGACGTCACGCTCTTCGTCAAGGTCTGTATCGAAATGGAAGTTTTCTTCCATTATAAAATCTATTTCTTCAGAATCTAAATGTGGTTTAGCTTTCTTGTAGTATTCTTTTAATAAAGTATTTTCATCAATGCTAGAATAATCTGCATTAAGTCTAGTATAATCTTCTATAGTACCACCAGTTTCTTCCATAAATGAAACTAATTTTTCAATATTTTCAGGCAATGCTTTACCTAAAACCTTTTCATCTCTAATAGCTTCTTTTACTTCTTTAGTAACTTGCTTTACTTCTTCTTCAGTTATTTCTTTGATTGGAGAAAACCCTTCAGCATCCTCGTCGGACTTTTGTATAAGTTCTCCCACCTTTGCGCTATCTCCGGATGATTCTTCCACAGGTACTTTCTTTGTTTCTCCGATTTGAATGGCATTAGTTTTTTCTGTTTTAACTGCTTCGTTAGGTATTGTTACTTTAATAACATCATTAGGTATTTCTACTAATGGTTCTTTAATGTTAACCTTAACAATTTCTTGTTTTGCGTTACCTAATTGCTTCATTTTTTTTGGTTTAGACTTTACTTTAAAGTCTCCTTCCTGTTTAACAGGTTCATTTGTTTTAATTTCTGACATAATATAATATAATTAAATAATTAATAAAAATTTAAATCTGAGGACTAGGCTGAGCAGGTTGTGCGCCTTCTAGTTCAAAGTTTATAGGATCACTATCATTTTTTCTTTGAGCGATCATTTTACTTTGTTGCGTACCTTCTAATTTTATACGCTTGTCTTTTCTATTTTCAATTTCTTTTTCTTTTTTACCAGTAGCTTCAATGTCCATTTGCTTCAATTGCATATCAAACTGATGTTGTGTTTGCATTTTTTGCATTTCTAATTGAGAAGCTAATTCCATACGTTGGATTTCCATTTGATTGCTAGCTTGTTCAAACTGAACTTTAGAACCTGATATAGCTTCTTGCTTTTGAACTTCTGACATTGCTATTTTTTCTGCTGCACCAGCTTGAGCATCTGCTTGTGCTTGAGATTGTTCTATAGCGTTTTCTTGTTCTTGATTAGCTTTTCTTTTTCTTTTTATCTTAAGCATTTGATTAGCTAATTTAAGATTTTTTATTTGTCTTAAATCTATAGCATCTTCTAAATCAATACCACCTGATTGTAAAGCTACTTGTATGTTTTGCTCTAATTGTTGTTTTTCTTCTTCATCTGGTTCTAATTCTAGGAATATACCAAAGTCATGTAAATTAAGATTACTTATTTCTGTTAAAGTATTTACATTATAGTTTGATATAGTATTTATCAATGACTCTGCTGTTAACGGAAACTCTAAGGCATCAGCTATTTTTAAAGCTATGTTTTCTGCTATTCTAAGACTTATATATAAACTAGCTTGTTTAATATGTCTAGTAGCTACATTAGATGCGTTAGCTGCTATTTTTTGTAATCCTACTAACGTTTGTTTGTCTGGCGTACTACCGTCTCTAGCTTCGTTAAGTCCGGTTACATCACGTATCATTTGTAAGTAATATTGATAAGTACTAATCAATGCTTGTATTTTACCTTGACCACTAGAGCTAGTTAATTCTTGTATAGGTATTTTTCCAGGATTCATATCACCATCTTGCGTAAGTGATCTACCAACAATAGAACCAGTTTGGAAATACATGTTAAGTGCTTCTGCTGGGTTATAGTTTGTACCATTACCTAAGTCAACTTCAGCTAATCCATCCATGTCTAAATAAACACCATCTGGTACCATTTTAGACATTACCTGTTGTAATTTTAAATGAGTAAGTTGTATCATGTCAGCAAAACCAATACACTTGCTTACAAGTGATTCTATTCTACCTTTGTACATTCTAGGAGCACAAATAGAATAATTCATTTCTACTTTAGTCGTATCAGCAAGAGGTCTTGACATATTCTCTGCTAGTTTCCATCTTAATATAGTATCAGTGCCTAGTACTTTTGCTCCAGTGTATAAAACTTCTATAGATCTAGAGACTCTTTCAAAGTTATCACTCTCTGGTGGATTAAATGAATCGTCTTTTTCTAAAGCCTTCATCAATCCTTGATCTGTTTGTTTTATTTTAAAAACTTGATTTGAATATGTTTTGTAATCAAAGTACATAACTTGTACAGTGTTCTCGTCGTAATCACCCCAACCGGTTAAGTATTGTCTATTGCCAGGCATTTTTTGTATACGCTCTAATTCTTTATTGCTAATATCTGGAAACTCTTTTTTAAGTTCAGCTATTGTTATAGACTTAACTTCGCCTACGTAGTATATATCTTCAAAGTTTGGATCTTCTGTATAAGAATAAACCATATAAGCAGGGTCTACATAATCAACTGTAATTCCTTCTGCTGTATTAAAATTAGTTTTAGCAGCTGCGATACCACACACTGTTAAATCCATATTTAACCTACGTCTTATAAGGTCATATTTATTTTGAGCAAACACAGCTGATATAGCTTCTTCTTCTGCTATTTCTATACTTTGTTTATATGACAATTGCATATGTAGCTCTAGCTCTTCTGGTGACTCAGGTAGATTAGCGGGATCAAGACTTTGGTATAAGTTTATACCTAAACTATCTTTTAATCCATCTAAATAATCTCTAGCTATCATATCTTCTTGTATCTTAGAAGCGTATTTAGTTCTAGCTTTTACTGATTCAGGATCTTGAGCATAAGCTTTTATATCATAACTTTTTTGCGATATACCATTTACAACTATATCAACAAATTTAGAAAGTATAGGAACTGGTTGCCAATCTAAATTAAGATAAGACAAATCACCATTAATAGATAATTCATCTTTATATTTTTGTACACTTTGTTCTCCACGAGCATATAATCTTAATTGGTGAAATTGATTCCAATTAGTTAAATATCTATTACCTGCAGTTCTTCCAGAACGAAACCATTCATATTCAATAGCCATAGCCACTTGACTTCCATATTCAACACTTGCCTTTTCAGCATCACTCACTACTTGACTAGGGAAAGCACTATTGGTATTAGTATATATATTCATTAATTTATAATTTTTGATAAAGTTCCTTTGTTGTTGTATCTTTTTATGCCTAAATCAACCGGTTTTAATTCGATTTTATTAACAGGCATATACCTATGTTTGTTACAAGCCATTAAAGCTAAGCCAGAACTAATAGAGGCATCATGTGATGTTCTGTTGTTTATATTAAATTGAGACCAATCTTCTAATGTTCTTTGAAAATACATATCACCATATCCTGTTTCTTTTAAACCAACATAAGTTTCTATATATGTTTCTATAGCTGAAGCGTGTGCTTGCTTTATATCTTCACTAGAATTAGGTATTCCACCAATTTCTCTTTCTGTAACAGATAGTTTATTTCTTTTTTTATCAGGTCTGTTCATTGCAAAACCTCTATAGCCTCTACGTTTAAAGTAATACAATAACCTAGGTTTATTATTTTCTGCTAATATTGGCATACCATAGAATACGCAAGCCATAAGAACATCTTCAAAAAATATTTCTGCTGTTTGTGGTCTAGCTATATATTCTAAAAAGAAATGATTAGGTGGAACTTCTTCCATGCTAAATTTAGTTAAACCGTGCAAAGATCCATTAGAGCCTCTTTTGTCTACCGTACCTGATATATCATATGGATCACATCCAAAAGCACCGCAATGCTCATTTCCTGGATAACTAACTCCATTTTTTAAATATCTTTTATTTTGTAATTGTAATGGTGGCACCCATGTTATATAGAACCTACCTTGTTTACTTGGTGCAAATATTACTCTTGTATCTTTTTCTCCATTTTCCCATTGAAAATTTCCTTGCGTTACTGAGAGTGAATTTTTTAAATCCTCATTAAAATCTATTTGTTGATAGATCTTAGTTAGATTAAATAAAGATTGTTTTGATTCGTCTCTAAAAGCATGCTTAGTAGTACGTGGAAACTGTCTATAAAATTCATTTAAACCATCTTGGTCATCTTTAAGACCTTCTACCTCGTTGTCCCAGTATTCAATAACCCCAATTTTGATTGGCGTTCCATCAGGTCCACACACTTGTTTTGATGGGGTATCGAAGACAGGATGGCCATAAGAATCAATGTATCCCTCGTAATTCCATTCCATAGGTATGAACAAAGAATAGAGTCCTGAACGAGTTTGTCCATTTGCGTTCCTTTTGTTAACGTCTGAGTCATCATATAATTTTTTAAAATTCCTACCTCCTTTGTCTAAAGCATTTGATGTTGATCCCATCATACACTTTCCAATAATTTTTGACCCTAATCTAAGGGTGGTTTTCGTAACCCTCCAGTTGTTTTGGATGTTGTTGGGCCTTTCCCATTTCCCCGACTCATCGTGGACGAGGAGTTTGAGTTTCTCCCCATCGTAGGCGTTATCCCCCGTGTTCTTCCAGTCGATGGTCGTGTCGAGCCCGGTGAGATCCTCGGCTTTGTCGGTCGAGGTAATACTTCTTCTGGTAAATTTACTGGCTGGGACTCTGTATGCGAGTTCGGTCTTTGGACGGTCCATTCCGTCCTGGATCGGTTTGAAAAAGAAGGGATAATTAACGGATATTGGTACGACCTTATCAGTGAACATCTTCTTAGCATCGGCGCCAGATTTGGACAAAATCCCAAAACGTGCGTCGGTTGATATGGTCGCCATGTTAACGCATTCACCTGATGCCATGAACGAAAAGCCTGAACGTCTGTTCTTGAGATAGGACATACCATAACACCTAGTGTCTGATACACAGGCGGCCCAGAATATGAAAAAAATACGGTTTGCCTCTCGAAAGTCTGGGTTCCCAACATCAATTTTGGACCACTGCAGGTACATATAATGAGTGCCAGTAATGTAAGTAGGAACGCTTTTGTTAACGTACCAGAAACCTTCTTCACGGCGAATAAACTCATTATCGATGTAGTCATAGTATTTTTCTTTAAAGTCGTCAGGGTATTCTCTCCAGTCGAACACGGTTTTTATTCTTTTTAATTCTTTAGCATAATCAAACCTAGTCCACTTGTCTTCTTCAAACTTGTGTACATTTTTTGCTAATGGTAAAGCTATTTTAAGATTTTGTATTTCATAAACCTCTCCAATTTGTCCAGTCTTAGATATAACAACCATATCATGGTCCTCGTTATACCCATACTCCCACTTGTTATACCTATTCATTCGTTTAAGAACTTTAGGCTTTACATGATTAGGTAATACTTTATATAGTGTTTGTTCGTACATTACTTAGATCTTCTTTCTGCGAAACCTCCAAAAGTTATATCTTGTTTGATTTCTTTAGGTTTTTCATCTAACATGTCTTGCTCTTCTTTGATTCTGCTTAATATTTCAAACGCATCAAATATAGCTAATTTTTTTGTTGCTGCAGCGTTTTTTAATCTATCAGCTGATATATCTTCATCTGAATCTACAATAGGTTCTTTAGCAACCTTGATTAATTCCTCAACTGCTATGTGCCCAGCTTGGATTATATTCAACTTCGTTTCCTTCGTTCTCATATTTTATAACAATATCATTTGATTTCATACAATATAAACGTTCATTTTCAACTAAAAATTCCCACTCACCGTTAGGTGTATAACCTACTAGATCTCCTTGGTTAATCTTAAGCGCTTCTAATGAACTATTGCCATACTTTAGTATACCAATAAGCTTTTTTTCTTTATCTAGTGTTAGATTGTTATTGTCTTTTAAAGGTTTGATAAAACATCTATCACCAAAACTATTCCAACCGTCTTTGTTTTTATATAAATAAATTTGATCAATAGCACAAAAATAAAGATTATCTTTAAAGTAAGATCTACTCTTTTTCTTTTGTCCTTTCATATCATAAAAAGTTCTAAAGACATTTTGATGTATAACTATTATATCACCTATTTTTACTTTAGAATTAAAAGCTAAAGGAGTTTCTATCACTATAGCTAATCTATTTACAAACTTCCAGTTTTCTATTTTAGTATTGACAACAACGTCTTTACCTCCCATTTTAACTGTATTACTATACTTATCCCCTAGAGGTTGTATAATAAAGTCGTATATACTTTTCATTAATACTCTAAATCATACTCAACGGATATAGCCATATTAGAATTAAATTTCTTCCATGGCAATACCTCATTGTTTTTCTTTATGTAAATATTATAAGAACTGTCAGACTCTTCATGCAAAATGTAAGCTATTTCATGACCGCCGTAGACTTGTTGTCCAATAGCGTAATGCATAGCTTCATTTTTATAATCAGATCCAATACTAATCTTTCTTATATTATTCTGCATTTTCTTTTTCGATTTCAGTATAACTTCCATCTTTAAGATCAATGTTCACTTGGCCATACTCGTCTTCTAGTTCTTTTTTAGTAGCCTCAATCTCTTTAGATAGTTCAGCTATTTGACCGTGAACGTTTTGCTTTTGAACATCTAGCACTCCTAAAGTTCTTAACCCTTCGGTTAATTTAGCTTGTTGGTCTTGAACAGTTTTTAATTGTTCTTCAGTAATCATTGCTTTAATTTTTTCTTCTGCTTTTTTCATAATTTAATTTAATTTAATTTAATTGTTTTACTTATTTATATAGTTACTTGTATATTAGTTATTTACCTACCTACTATTATGTCAGCTTCTGTTACTGTTGTTAGCGATGTAACGTAGTCTACAGCCACTGGTAATATTGTTCCAGCTTGAACTCCTTTAAATTCTATCGCTTGAGCAGATACAGGTACACCATCGTTTACAGCTGTTATAACTGCTGTAGCTCCTCCAGCTCCACCACCTGCTTCGGTAACAGTAATAATATCACCAGGATTGTAACCAGATCCAGGGGCAACAATAACTAAAGATTGTATAACTCCACCTGTTTGTGTTATGGCTACTGTTAAATCTTGAGCCATATTATTAGAACATGTTGTAGCTGCTGTTACATCAGTATAGTCACCTCCTCCTGCTGTCAAGTTTAACGCGTTAACAGAAGCTAAACTAGTTCCTCCTAGTATAACTGATATATTACCTGTTACACCAACGTATAATACAGATCCGCTTAAATTTGTTCCTAGTACTCCTGTTTGATTTTCAAAAACCCAAGCAGGTAAAGCATTTGGAGCGCCTACTAAACCTGTTAAAGGCATAGTTCTTCCTATTACTCCATCTGATATTCTAAATAATCCCATTTTTTTATCTTTTATTTATTACTTATTGTTTTAAATTTTTCTACACCACGTGAACCAAAATAGGCTACATAAACTGTCGCGGTTAATGTCTTTAATAAACTTATCCATTCTTGTTCTACTGTAAACGATAACGCTT